TCCTCGTGATGATTTAGCTGTTCAAGTAGCTGGCGGTAGAGGTGAAGGAGTAAAATACATTTTAAACAATGTTCCTGATTGGGTTCGTAAAGGTAAAGAAAGAATACAAATGGGCGTTGATAAATTATTGCCTAGCCCTGACACACCGACAACAGGAACTGATCTTGTTGAAGGTGGTCCGTTTGCTAATGTAAGAGTTGATGAGGCAACTGATGGTTTGACACCTCTAACTAAACAAGAACCAGGTCAGATATTTTATCAGCAAATGGAAGCAGAATTATTACAAGGACCAAAAGTATTTAAAGATAAACAAGCATTCTTTGATTATATGCAAGCAAGAAACATTGGTAAGGTTGAAGTAATGGATTCTGAAATCGAAAGAGTTATCGATAGTTTGACACAAAAGAATATGCCAATCACTAGGGAAACATTGATAGGTGTATTAAGAGAATCACCAGTTCGTTTTGTACAATCAAAAGGTTACGGGTTTTTATCTGATACTTTAGACGGTCAACAAAGAGGTTTAAAATATTCTGGTTACAAAGAAGCAGGAGAAATAGCAGACACAAGCAGAGAACGTGTCTTGTTTGTAGATCCAAAAGATTTACGTGGTGATCCAGGAAGCGTGCCTAGTAGCGTATCGGCACATAACTGGGAAGAACCATACACGATTGCTTGGTCACGTCTCTCGGATCGTGATCTAGGTGGCGCTTACGGTGGCAAAACAGTAACGTTCGCAGATGAAATACAATCTGATATTTTTCAAGCATCACAGAAAATGGCGGGCAAACTTGCAGCTAAAGTTAAATATATGGCTGATAATAATGTGCCATTGGACAAAATAGATAACGATATACAAAAAGAATTATTGGCTTATTTTGGCGACAGAAAGCATGTATTTAGAGAGAGTCTACCTAGCGCAGCAGCTTTAAAACAAGAATATGATCAACTAATGTCCTTGCAAGCACAATTACGTGAATTAGCTAACACGCCTGTGCCAGACATGACGGACGCTATGATAGAGGCAGCTAAAAAAGTACAATTTCAACAGGCAGATATTTTAGATAATTTAACACAAAAATTAAATTTAGATTTAAACAGATATTTATTTCCAAACTTACCATTTAAACTACGTGGTCAGTGGGCTGATGCTTCAATCAAAAGAGATATCTATGAAGCAGCTTACAGAAAGTTTGTTCTTAAAGACCCTAATGCTACAGATTACTATGCTGTAACTCCCGCTAATTTGGTTACAAAAAGATACAGTCATGAGGGCACGACTGCCACTCCTGCAGCTGATAGAGCAGCAGATAAACAACGAAGAATACAATCATGGGTAAGTGGTGGTATGGAGGGTGATATTGGAAGCTCAAGATATCCAGGTGTTGGTATGTATGAGTTTTACGGTGGACCAGGTGCAGACGTGGTAACAGAATCAGGTAAGCACTACACAAGTGAAATAGAAAAGATTTTAAAAAGAATTGCTAGAGAAAACAATGTACCATTGGAAGTATTACCAGTTAGAACAGGTGATAGATCTGCAGAAGTATTTAATGTTGTTGATAGAAATACAGGTGAAATACTAGGATCTGGTAACACAGGTAGACAAGCTGATGCTATTGCAAACGATATAATCGCAAATTCAGACAGAAAGGTTATAGTGCAAAGAGCCGAAGGGTTTGACACAACTGATAGTTTTGGTATAGAATTGACACCTTCAATGGCAGAAGCATTCAAGGCATACATGGCTAAGGGTGGCTATGTAAACGAGGAGATATTATTACCATATGGCGATTGATAAAAGAATTTTAGCAGAGATGGATCCTAACGACCCAAGAGTTGAACAAGTTACCCTTAATATTGCAAACGAAGAAATGGGTGAAGCTACGATGCTTGAAGATGGATCAGCAATTGTTGGCGACGTTGAAGAAACTCAAGAACAAGAGTTTGATTCTAATTTAGCAGAGTTTGTACCAGAGGATGAATTAAATAGAATTGCAAATGAGTTATTAGATAAATACGAAAGAGATAAATCTTCTCGAGATCAATGGGAACAGAGTTATAGAAAAGGATTAGATTTATTAGGATTTCAATACAATGAAAGATCAGAACCTTTTCAAGGTGCTAGTGGTGTAACACATCCGTTACTAGCCGAGTCAGTCACACAGTTTCAAGCACAGGGTTACAAAGAATTGTTACCTGCTGGTGGTCCAGTCAATACAATGATTATTGGTAAGAACACACCACAAAAAGAAGAACAAGCACAGCGTGTAAAAGAATTTATGAATTATCAAATATGTCATGTGATGGAGGAGTATGATCCTGAGCTTGATCAAATGTTATTTCATTTACCTTTAGCAGGTTCTGCTTTTAAAAAAGTTTATTATGATTCAGCTCTTGAAAGAGCGGTTTCAAAGTTTGTATCAGCTGATGATTTAGTTGTACCATATTCTGCAACGGATTTAACATCTTGTGAACGCATAACTCATCAAGTAAAAATGAGTGACAACGAAGTTCGTAAACAACAAGTAGCTGGTTTTTACAGAGACATAGACTTACAATACACCAGTAAAGAAGATCAGGTTTTAGAAAAAGAAAGATCAATAGAGGGTGTAAAAAAAGTAGGTGAAGATGATGAATACACTTTACTTGAAATGCATGTTGACCTTAACATTGATACAATCGATGAAGATGATGGTATTAAAGTCCCGTACATAGTTACAATAGATGAAGGTTCTTCACAGATACTGTCTATATACAGAAACTACAAAGAGGACGATCCCCTAAAAACAAAAAATAAATATTTTGTTCATTACAAGTTTTTACCTGGCATGGGTTTTTATGGCTTTGGTCTTATTCACATGCTTGGCGGTTTGTCTAGAACTGCAACAGCAGCGCTCAGACAATTAATAGATGCAGGAACATTATCTAATTTACCTGCTGGTTTTAAAGCTAGAGGATTAAGAATACGTGATGATGATAATCCTTTACAACCAGGAGAGTTTAGAGATGTAGACGCACCTAGTGGAGATTTACGTGCAGGTTTAATGCCTTTACCATACAAAGAACCAAGTGCAACATTGATGCAGTTACTTGGTTTTGTTGTTGAAGCAGGAACAAGATTTGCAACTGTAGCTGATCAGAAGATTGGTGATAGTGTTGCAGCTAATGCACCTGTTGGCACAACAATGGCGTTAATGGAAAGAGGCACAAAAGTAATGAGTGCCATACACAAAAGATTACATTACGCACAAAAAGTAGAATTTAATATTCTTGCTAGAATATTTAAAGAATCTTTATCGCCAACATATCCTTACAAACCAGCTGGTGAACAAGGATTTGAGTTAATTAAACAACAAGATTTTGATGACAGAGTTGATATTATGCCTGTCAGCGATCCAAATATATTTTCTATGTCTCAACGTGTTACGTTGGCACAAACACAATTACAATTAGCACAAGCAAACCCTCAAGCTCACAATATGTATGAAGCATATAGACGTATGTATGAGGCTTTGGGTGTGAAAGATATAACAGCCATACTACCACCACCTCAACAACCACAACCTTTAGATCCTGGTAATGAAAATTCTAAAGCAATATTGGGTCAACAGCTTCAAGCTTTTAGAGGACAAAACCATATGGCTCACATTGATGCGCACCAAGCATTAATGACGTCAGTTTTAGTAAAAAATAACCCTCAAACTCTTATTTTGTTGGAGTCACACATCATGCAACACGTTGCCTTACAAGCTAGAGAGGAAGTTGAGGAAGAAATGAGACCAGAAATTGAAAAACAAACGCAACAGTTAGGTGGTCAATTGCCACAAGAGCTACAATTACAATTCCAAGAAGTAATTGAAGCTAGAACTGCAGAGAAAGTAGTAGAAATGACAGAAAAAATGATTCAAGAAGAGCAAGAATACCTTGATGAACAGGGTCAAGATCCTCTTATTGACTTAAAACAACAAGAAATTAATTTAAAAGCTATGGATGCAGAGAGAAAAGCGGGAGTAGATGCTGCAAAACTGGAATTAGATGCAGCAAAACTTGACCAACAAGCAAAACTTACGCAAGATAAAATAGATTCTCAAGAAGATATTGCTCAATTACGTGCAAATGTCAATTTATCCAAGCAAAAACAATGACAATTGAAACTGCGTCAGACAAATTAGTAAAATATTTTGATTCTTTGATGATTATGGCAGAAAATACTAGTCAATCTTCTGAAGATAGTGTACTTTTAGCTGGTGCTATGATGGGTGTAGCCAAAATGATTTATTTTAATCATCTAAGCAAGCATGAAGCGCAAGAATTACTTGATCACAATGGGTATGATCTGTTAAAACTGCTAAAACCTACCATACACTAGGAGAGATTATGCCAAAGATGCCAAAATTAACAAAAAAACAAAAAGATAAATTAAAAGATTTATTTAAAGGTCAAAAAATAGATGAAAAAAAATTTTTAGACAGATTTAAACGTAAGAAAAAAGATGGTGTCATTAGTTTTGGAGAGTTAAAAGCAATACAAGCCAAAAAAAAGAAGCCAAGAGTTATGGAAGCAAAAAAAGGCGGTAGTGCCAAGTTTCCTGATCTTAGTGGTGATGGGAAAGTTACACAAAAAGATATTTTAATAGGTAGAGGTGTTATCAAAAGAAAAAAAGGTGGGCCAGTAGATAAACCTTCTAAAAAGAAAAGTTTAGCTGCAAAAGCTGCAGAATTAATAAAAAAACAATTAGAAAAAAGAAAAAAACTTTTACCATTTGTTACAACTGGACCTAGAAGAGTACCTAGACCAAAACTTCCAAAACCTATGGACCCTAATGCACCAAGACGAGTGCCAAGGCCTCAGCTTCCAAAGCCCAGAGATCCTAACAAGCCAAGAAGGGTTCAACCTGCAGGTCCAAGAAGAAAAAGAAGAATGATGGCTACTGGCGGAGTTGCTGGTAGACTAGCTAATCGTGGATATGGAAAGGCAAGATCATGAACTTTAAGAAAACAAAAGTAGAAGTAGTAAAACAAAAAAATCCTTTTCCTACTTTA